AAGGAAAAGGAGGGGGAGTCTAAAGAACAGATACAGTTAGCAGAGAGATTATTAGTTAGAAGAAAATTAGAAATCGGATTATTGGAGAGAGAAAAATGATTACTAAATGTAACTGCCCAAAAGAAAAAAATTGTGCAGGTCATCTTACTTTGCAAGAACAAAAACTTTTATTTACACAAGCACAATTTATGAATAGGAATGTTGATGATGATATTGTTACCGTTCCAACAATAAGATGTATTATTTGTAGCCAAGAAGGAACAATCGAAGTCATTAGAAAAGATTGGCACGAGTTCCAATGGGACTTACCAAGAAAAGAAGTAAGAGAATATTTCCCTTACCTAGATAAGTCAGGTTGGGAACAAATAATCTCAGGCTCACACCCTGAATGTTTTGATGAACTTTTTGGGGATTTAGAATAATTTGTACATATTGCACAGATAATTTTATATATTAAGATTAGATAGTTTAATACCCTGTATCATTAGACACGCAGATAAGAAGCTGACCCTTTGTTTCATTCAATCAGCAATCAACTCCGAAGGGTCAGCTATCTGCTATTAATAGTGGTTTTCACTATAAATACTTGCATTACTTTTTTAATCTGCTAATCTTTGATTATGAATGAAACAAAAAAAGGAGACAAAATGTCAAACAAACCATATGTAACTATATTCCAAGACGGAAGCTACGGCAAAGACCGTAGAATTACAAAGCTAGTATCTGATATAAAAAAACTATCAGAACTCAAAACAGACAACCAAATTATGAAGGTAACTTGGAAGGAAAATTATTTATCAGATGATAAATGGTATGAGTGTGTAGCTTACGACCTTGATTTTTCTTATGGAATAGAGAACAATGCACCTTCAGGTTTGATTATTAGTAAAGACGGTCAAGGTTGGATTCAACAATTAGAACTTATTGACAGGTGGGGATTTGGACATCATTGGGATAATGATATGTCAGAATGCTACAAAGACCTAAAAGTTGAATTAGTAGATGTTCCTGCACACGAAGAATATGTTGCAGAATGTGAGCTTTGTGTCGAATGGACAGGTGGAATAATTCACGGTATGCAAGACGCTTGTTTAGACACTTGGTTTTAACTTAACCAACAAAACAAATTAAGCCACCTACATAGGTGGCTTTTTTGTTATAGTAATATCTATGGCAAGTTTATCTAACATAAGAGAAGGTTTGAAAACACGATTAGCAACTATTTCAGACTTAAGTGTATTTTCTTTTGTGCCTGATTCGATAGAGCCACCTACGGCAGTTGTTGGTGTAATGAGTTCTTTAGAATACGATTCAACAATGTCTCGTGGCTCGGACACTTACAACATTCCAATCTATATGTATGTTTCAAGAGTGGACGCAGAACTCTCGCAGGATTCATTGGATTCTTATTTAGACGGAAGTGGAAGTACAAGTGTAAAATCAGCTATTGAAGGAGATTCAACTTTAGGTGGAGTGGTAAGTTCTGCTAGAGTTGTTGAAGCGTCTAATTATGGTGTTTATACTGTAAATAGTATTGATTACTTAGGCGTAGAATTTAGCGTGGAGATAATTACATAATGTATGAAGTGATGAACGGAATAACTGTCAAAGATAAATATTTTGCCGAAGGCGAATTTATCGAAGCAAAAGATATTCCACAAAAAAGTATTAAATGGTTAGTAGAACAAGGTACGCTTGTTAAAATTACTAAAGCTCAAATGGAAAATAAATTACAAGAAGCAACTAAAGTAAGGGCAAGGAATGACAAAGGTCATTTTATTGCAGACGACCCTAACACAGAAGAAAACGAAGCGTGGGTAGAAAAGGAAGAAGAATAATGGATAAAGAGTTTAAATCAATAGACTTTGCACTAGACACCGAAAAAGAAGGCAAAGTAGAAGCAGTTTTCTCTGTATTTAATAATGTAGATTCTGACGGAGATGTAGTTTTACCAAACTCACTTAAATCATTTAAAGGTTTAGAAGGAGAAGTACCAATGGTATGGTCTCATAAATGGGAGAATCCTATTGGAAAAGGGCGCATTGTTCAAGATGATGACAAGGCAACATTCAAAGGAGAGTTTATTATGTCGTCTGATAGTGGTAAAGAAGCCTATGAAATTGTCAAAGCTATGGGAGATTTACAACAATGGTCTTTTGGATTCCAAGTTGATGACGCAGAACAAGGACAATTCCAAAAAGACGGACAATCACAGGAAGTAAGGTACATAAAATCTGCAACTGTATTTGAAGTGTCTCCTGTTCTTGTTGGTGCAAATCAATCAACTTATACTGTTGCAGTCAAAGAACAAAAAGAAAAAGATGTAAAAGATGTTGAATCAGGTCTTAGATTCACAGATGAAGCTGATAATGTGCTTATCACTATTAACAACTTCATAGACAGAGCAAAAGAACTTACTTCTTTACGCTTAGATAAAGGCAAAAAATTGTCAAAGTCTGCTCAAGAATCTCTTATGCAGATTCAAGACCGAATCCAAGAAGTCTATAACGATTTAGACAACATACTTGGATTGGGAGAAGAAGAAACAGAGCAACCTAAAGATAGTATTGACGCACTTTGGCTAAATACACAAGAAGTCTTGGCAAGAAGTCAAGGCATAGTTAATGAAGGAGATAAAGTTGAGTAAATTAAACGAACTCACACAGGAACTCCACGCATTAAGACAAACTCAGTTTGACGCAGTCAAAGAGATGAAGGACACCTTCGAAGAAGGCTCAGAAATCTCTGTTGAGAAAAAACAAGCTATCGAAGATAGAAATGTTGAAATTGAGAAACTTAATGAAAAAGTTAATGAATTAAATGCTCTCGAAACCCAAGAAGCAAGACTTGAAGAAGCATTAGAAAAAGGTAAAGAAGTAAAATCAATGCCTATTCACAACGAGAAGGAAGAACAAGGGGTACAAACTCTTGGAGACCAACTCATTGACTCTAGTGCTTACAAAAGTTTTATGGATAATGGGCAAAAGAACATCAATTCAGAGCTTAAGTGGAATCCAAAAGTCGAATTAAAAACAACATTAACAGAGACAGGTTATCCACCAGCAGTAACAAGAAGCGATTTAATCGTTCCTACTGCATTGAGAAACCCACAAACTGTTATTGATTTAATCGACACAATCACAACAGATACTTACCAATACAAGTATCTTGAAGAAACTACCTTTACTAACAACTCTTCTGCAACTGCTGAAGGAAACGCTTTAGGCGAAAACGCACTTGCTTTTACAGAAAAGACAGAGAACATTCGTAAGATTGGCTCATTCTTGCCTGTTACAGAAGAATTGTTAGCTGATGTATCAGCAGTAAGTGGTTATCTTGACTCAAGATTAAGAACTATGGTTAATCTTGCAGTTGGAGACCAAATAATTGCAGGTGGTGGCTCAGGTGCAAACTTAACAGGTATCTTGAATGTATCAGGAATCAATACTTTTGATTTCTCATCATTCTCAGGAAACCTTAAGAGAGTAGGACAAATTTATGAAGCAATCACAGAAATACAAAAAGATAGCTTCTTAAGTCCTGACGCAATAATTATGCACCCTTCTGATTGGTATCAGACTGTAACTGAAGTAAATGCAGTTACTACAAGTGGTAGCCTAAACCCACTCTTTGTGGGAGCAGGACAGTTCGGTGGTGCAGTTGGACAAACAATGTGGGGACTCCCTGTTGTTTTAGATACAACTAGACCTGCTGGAACTCCAATCGTAGGTGTTTTCGGTGGTGGACAGGCTTGTCATATCGTTGCAAGACAAGGTATGGAAGTGGCTATGTCAGATTCACACGACGAAAACTTCGTAAAAGATATTATGGTTATGAAGGCAACCGTTAGATTAGGATTCCCTGTCTATCGACCAACTGCTTTCTGTACTATTACTAACTTTTAATAGTTAATAATGGCTTTGATGTCCCATTCGTCTTATGAGAGTGGGACATCTAGCAAAAAGGAAATTATGAAATTAAAAAAAGATATTTATATGAATGATGAAGGACTTTGTAAAGAGTCTGCTGAAGGTATGCCAAAAGGTTGGCGTAAGGGAAAACTTGTTGCAAGAGCAGGTTGGGAAATGCCTGACGCAGAATACAAAGCTCTTAAGTTCGTAGAAGCAAAAGCAAAACAACCAAAAGAAAATAAATCTAAGTAGGTCTTAAATGGCACAGTATGTTGATAAGGACGATTTTAAAGCATACATTGGTCTATCGGGGACTGCTCAAGATTTCAATATAAATACTGCTATCAACTCAGCTTGTAGATTGATAGACGCAGTAACAGGAAGAAGATTCAACCAAGATAGTTCTGCAAACGCAAAAGTATTTACACCAAAGTCAAGTATCTATATTGATGTACCTGACATAAGCACCACAACAGGTTTGATTGTAAAACTTGATGACAATGATGACGGTACTTATGAAACAACTTTGACAATTAATACAGATTTTATCGTTGAGCCAAGCAATCCTAGAATAATTAAAATAGATAGTGGCACAACTTACTATGAGCCATTCAATAAAATTACAATTCTTGATACTAGAAGCTCAGAGAGATTCGACCCAACAATAAAAAACAATGTTCAAGTAACTGCAAAGTGGGGTTACTCAATAGTTCCTGAAGATATAAAAACTGCAACATTGATACAAGCACTAAGATATTTTAAAAGAAAAGATACTCCATTTAACACTTATGGAGATGTCAATACAGGAGTCAGCGAGTTATTTTCCAAGATTGACCCTGATGTACAAACACTTCTTAAAGGACACAAAAAGACCACTTTGAGTGGTAATATTTTATAATTTTTTTAAATTTTTTTTAAAAGCCCATAAACATTGACCTTTTTTCTACATATTTCTAATTGAATAGTTGCATATAATCTAAGATTATGTATTATTAAAGTATGAATGAATTAATAAAAACTTTAGAAAAAGCAAAAGCACAAGGTCGTAATGTTATTTGGGAAGACGGCTACGAAGTTGTTACAGTATGTGTCCAAGAAGAATATTCAGATTATGTTATGCCTTGTGGAACATTTACTACTAGGGAAGAATCAGAATGTGGTAAGCACACAGGTCAAAACTCATCACACCCTGATGTTCTTTTAAGAACAAACTTCGAAGCATTAGACTTTACTTTTGTTGTTTGCCAAGATTGTTTGGAGAAGTTCTAAACAATCTTTGTTAGTATGTCTTTATGGCAACTAATAGAAACTTCCAATTTGAAGGAATGACTCAGATAAAAAGAAAACTTACTAATGCAGGTTTTACTTTAATTCCTTTGCGTCATCTTATGAACGAACACGCAGAAGTAATTACAAAAGAAGCTAAGAAGGTTGCACCAAAAGATACAGGTGCTTTAGCAAATTCTATTGACTTCAAACAAGTTGCTATGGTTGGTAGATTGCCTAAGAAGATTCAGATTGAAGCTACTGCTCCATACTCAGAGTTTGTACACGGAAGATTTAGAAGATTACCAAGTGGTTACAAACCACCACCACCAAAGAGAAGGAAGAATTGGGGTAATCCTAATTGGAGAACAAAACCACATTATCCACCAATCCAACCAATAGAAGATTGGGCTACAAAAAGAGACTTGAACACTTGGGGTGTGGTACAATCAATCAACGAGAGAGGAACTCCCTTAGTTCCATTCTTACTATTAGCCGAAAAAAATACGAGAAAAGCAAGACGCAAAATCACTCGCAGGGTTTCAGCAGAAATCTCTTTGGCTTGGAAAATGAAAAGATAAGTGTATTATAAGGAGTGATATGCCAAAAGGATATGGATATGGTGGCTCAAGGTCATCAGGTAGAAGAAGAAGAAGAAGAACAAGAGGAAAAAAATAATGGATTGTTGTGGTAACGGTTGTTGCACAGGTGGTAGATAATGGCATTTATTCACGGTAAAGATACAAAAGTAATCATAGACTCAACCGATTTAAGTGCTTTTCTAAATAGTGCAGAGCCTTCAAGGACTGCTGATGTTGGAGAGACTACTACTTTTGGTAGCTCTAACAAAAGCTATATTGCAGGAGAAAAGGACGCAAGTGTTTCTTTTGGTGGATTCTTTGACTCAACGGCAGATAATATAATTCAAGGTTTGGTTGGAGCTAATGACAAAGTGGCAGTCATTGGTTATGACGGAATAGACGCAACAGACGATTGTATGTTTGGCAAAGGTGTTACAACTAACTATGGGATTTCAAGTCCTGTTGGAGATGTGGTAGCAGTTACCTTTGACTTACAAGCAAGTGGTTTCTTTAGTGGAAGCGTACTTGAAAACGCAACAGTAACGGCTTCAGGTAATGGAACTGCTAGAGATAATGGAAGCTCTACTGCAAATGGTGGTGGTGCTTTTATAGTTGTTACATCAGTATCAGGAACAAGTACACCTACATTGAATGCTAAGATTACACATTCAGCAGACAATGTAAGTTATGCAGACTTAGTTACTTTTACTGCTTTGACATCAGCAGGAGCAGAAGTCAAAGAAGTAGCAAGTGGCACAACAGTAAATCGTTACTTAAAAGTTGTTTATACTGTTAGTGGAACAAACCCAAGTTTCAATGTTATAGTTGGATTTGGAAGAAATAATTAAAGGAGAAATTTATGGCATTTACACACGGTAAAGATTCAGTTTTTAAACTTGATAACGCTTCAGGGTCATTGACTGATATTTCATCTTTTGTAAATAATGTGGACTTCCCTGAAACAGCAGATGTATCTGAAACTACAACACTAGGTGCAGATAATAAAACTTATATAGCAGGTCTAAAGGACGCTACCATTTCATTGGCAGGTCTTTGGGACGCTACTGCTGACGCTATATTTGGTGCAGTTGTTGGACAATCAGCAACTCTATCTTATGAATATAGCCCTGAAGGAACTGCAAGTGGCAAGATTAAATATACAGGAGAAGCAATATTAACTTCTTATGCTATTTCTAGTCCTGTCGGAGACGCAGTTGGATATTCAGCAGACCTTCAAGTTTCAGGTGCAGTAACTCGTGGTACACACTAAGTAAGATAAAGGAGAGCTAGGCGTATGGCTAAGATTTTAAACTTAGATGACATCAAGTCATTACCTGATGTGCCGACTAAAACTATTGATATTCCACAATGGAATGTATCAATAAAAGTCAAAGGCATATCTAAAAAAATGCAAATAGAACTTGGTAGATTAATAAATGGAGAAACAACAGACGCTTTTGATTATCAAAAAGCATTGTTAAAAGCAAGTGTTGTCGAGCCTGAACTATCAGATGAAGCAATAGATGAGTTGTATGAAAAAGACGCAACCGTCATTGACTTAATTTTTGCAGAACTCAATACTCTTAACGGAGTAGGAAGCGAGATTGAATCAGCGTTAGCTGAAGATTTCAAAAGCGAATCCTGATTTAGTTTTTCAATTTAGATTAGCTCGTGATTTAAGAATGACAGTTGGCGAACTGCGAACTAAAATGTCATCATTAGAGTATTCACAATGGGCTACATTTTATTATGTAGAACAACAAGAGAGAGATAAACAACGAGCTATGGCAGAAGCAGAAGCTAAGAAGAAGAAGATGAGATAATGGGTAGTTCAAATATACTTATAAAACTCGTATTAGAAGGTTTTAACAAAGCTAAAGCCCAAATGAATACTTTGGGTAAAAAGACTGACGAGTCAGGTGGCAAGTTAAGTAAGTTCGGTACTGTTGCCAAGATAGGTGCAGTTGCAGTTGGTACAGTTCTTGTCAAAGCATTGGCAGACGCTACAAGACAATTTATTGACTTTGAAGATAAACTCAACCAATCTCTTGCAATTATGCAGACAACTGAAGAACAACAGTTGGCTATGGCAAGGGCTTCTCGTCAAGTTGCAATAGAATCTCGTATATCAGCAAGTGAATCAGCAGAAGCATTTTTCTTCCTAGCGTCAGCAGGTTTAGACGCTGAACAATCTATATCTGCACTTCCACAAGTTACCAAGTTTGCTCAAGCAGGTATGTTCGATATGGCACTTGCTACTGACTTGGCTACTGACTCTCAATCTGCATTAGGTC